ACTCCGCCCGATATGTCAAACCCCCAAGTCAAACTATATTTTCCGCCCCCACACTCTCCCGATATTTTCCGCCCCCCCACCTTTCCACACTCTTGCATTATATTATACTGCCCGACTGCCAACACACAACACACCCGACCAGCCTTCGTGCCCTGCCCTTCGCCCTCGCTCTCTGCTTCGCAACCCCCGACCCTCGCACACACGCCTAAAAAAATGGCTCAATAACAGGGGTAGAGCCCCCCGTGCGTAAAAAGACAATACCGAACGAAGTGAGGTATTTATCTGGGAGTCCGACCCCATCTGAAACTTTTTGTTGATTACAGATGATAACAATTTGATTACGGATGATTACGTTTGTTAGCAAAAAAGTGTTGACAAACCTGCTTACATTTGATAACATTGTTTACAGATGATTACATTTAACCGATAGTCAAACGATAACAGGCGTTATCAGATGCTATCAGAAAGGAAACCAATATGGGAATGATTAGAGTATCAGATAAGGTGGAGGGCCGATTGAAAGAGGTGGCCGACGGGAGGAGTATGAACGCCGTTATAGAGAAGATGCTGGCGTATTGCTCTAGCCCCGATGGATTTTGCCCGACGCAACAGGCGGGGGCCGGGAATCTTGTAGACTACATCGACAAAAGGTTCGACGAACTGAAATCTCTTATTGAAGATACAACAGTAGACCGTGTAGACAATGGGGGGCCGAGAAAATCTTCTTATCAATCTAACGTTAAAGTGTATGTGCCTTGGGATGCGGCCCGAGAATTGCTTTACGAGTTCTTGCCGGAGGACGCCCCAGAGCTTATCGGCAACGCTTCAGGGGCAATCCGTCAAGCGGATAATGAGTTCCCTGTGTTTATTATGGACGACAAGTTGTGGACCGAGGATTTCTACGGGACGAAATCTCCGATATTGAATATCTCCCCTAGAGTGACTCAGTTCTTGAAGGAGGCAAATGTCGCTGAACATTAACCCAGACCCAGCCCCAATGACCAGGCATGAGCTGAAAGTAAACCTTTCAGTGTTTCTGATTTCTCTCGCTATCATCATTGTTTCAGGGATACTAAAGGTTTACCCCCTAGCAATCTTGGCCGGGATTCCTGCCTACATTTCGTTTTATTTATTCTTCTGCGACCTATTAGTTATCTATAAGGACCCTCCCTATCCTTCGGCCCACCGAGAGCAGAAGGAAGCTCAGAGGAGCAAAGTTAATAAAACCCTCCCATTCGTGCTTATCGGCATACCTTCGGTCTGCCTCGTCCTTGCACTTGCGATTTTATTCTGCTATAATTAAAGTACATACTTTATAAGTATGCCTTTCATTTAAGTCTTTCGTTCCCATCCGGAAACGGAATTCTTGTAAAAAGAGCCGTCCCCCCGGCTCTTTTTGTGGTATAATAGAAGTGCGGACACCTCCACTGAAAATTCTTTAGGAAGTGTGCAAAAAGTGCCTCTGGTTAAGCGGGCATTTTTTGTTATTCTCATTGTGCTATAATGGGAGTATAAACTAAAAAGAAAGGAAGGCTATGAATAACGCCCCTATACCAAATCAACCACAAAACGTTCGCTCCGTAACTACGGGCAAATTGGAACTTAGAAAGCTCTGGTCTGTCCCTCAGGCGGAGTTTATTTATGCTCTGTTCGTAGAGGTCAGAGTTGAGACGGCCGAAATGGAAACAGTAACAGTAGATGGTAAGGAAACTACCAAACCTAACTGGGACAAGATTGTCTCCTCCGAAACAGACTGGCGAACCCCTCAGGGTTATGTCGGTAATGAGGAGTGGGCGAAGAAAACGGCCGAGCATTTTGAAATCGCCTTCCCAACCGAGGAATATAAAGCTGACGATAAAAAGGAGGCTTAATGTCCCTCAATGACATCTTAAAGCAACGAGGCTTGATGTCACTTAAGGAGTATGATGAACTGATGCAGAATCAGTCCTTCATCTCCACGGGATATAAGGAGATTGACGAAATCATCTGCCCAGATGGAGGAGGGTTCCCGAGAGGGTGCCTCTCCGAAATCTGCGGGATGTCTCGTTGTGGTAAGTCCCGTTTTATGCGTGACATTTGTATGCGACCTGAAATCAAGGCACTTTACATTGATACCGAGAACGCCCTCTCGACTAAGGAGTATAACTGGCTCAAGGAACACGGGGTGGATGTTATCGCCGAGCAATTGCTTGAAAACATCTGGGGGGTAGTAAACGACGCCATCGACGAGGACCTCTATGACCTGATTGTCGTAGACTCCATCGGGGCCACCGATACCCAGGCAGAGAGAGATGATGATAATACTTTGTCTATGTCCACGAACGTTCAGCGAGCCAAGATTATGTCCAAGTGGCTCCGTGGTCTCAACTCCCACATTATGGGAAAGAAGACGGCCCTGGTGTTCGTGAACCACTTAAAGCCAGCGGTGGGGCAATATGCTGGATTCGCTAAACCCTGTGGTAAATCAATCGACTTCCACTGTATGGTTCAGCTCCAGTGTTCCGGTTCAGACTCAACCATTACCCAGTCTAATAAGAAGGACTTTAATGTTCTCTGCACGAAGACGAGATATAATATAGTTAAGCAGAAGTGCAAAGTTAAGATAGATTTGAACCCCTATAAACCGATAATGAGCATAGGATAGAAAGGAGAAAATATGCCAGTATATCGTAACCAAACCAATACGATGACGCAGATTACGATGTTGAATCGTCTGCGTATCACCACCTCGCAGGAAGCCGTTGCTTTCCTCCGAGCCATCCAGCCGCTTCAAGAACAAGTGGCGATGGTACTACAAAGGGAGTCTCTGCGTAAACAGCAAGACTTAAACCGTAGGGTAATTCCTACCCCAACCACCCCTGAACCAGCCCCAGCTCCAGCCCCAGAGCCAGAGAAGAAATTCGAGCCAGAGGATTTATCTTCTGACGAAGGTTACTCTGAATCAGAGATAGAAGCTAAGGTTGAAAAACTCAAGAAGTCTAAGACCCAAAAAAGAAAAGAAAAAATAGTTAAGGAGGAAAAATAAATGGCAGATTTAACAGACCCCAAAGATTATCCACACGCAACTCGTGGTCGCCGAGAATTGGACGATTACAAGGCTGCTTACAATTCGGAGAAACAATCCGAAGCCATCAATGCTAACACCGACCAGTTGGAGTCTCTCGTCGGGACGACCAACTCTCGTCTTCAAACTATTGACTCCCACGTCGACCAGGTAGAGGCGAATATGAACACTCTAGCTACTCTACTAGAGCAAGTCATCGGTAGGCTAGACAACATTATCGAACTAATGTCGACACCGGAGGCTTAGTGAATAAAGCCCAGAAGAAAAAAGTAATTAAACCGCTCTACACCCACTGGAAGAAAATGCCCCCAGAAACGCTTAGAGCGGTTCTTCTGGATTTCAAGAGGTGGTGTGCCGAAGGGAAGTTGATTATCAACAAACAGGGACACGCCGTCCCCTTCGTTTTGAACGAGGCTCAAGAGAAGGTGGCCGAGCTGATTCTCTCAAAGGCCTTCGCCCCTATCCCAGAGCCAGTTATCCTGGTAATCCACAAGTCTCGCCAGATGGGTATTTCGGTTGTGTTAGCTGCCCTCGAACAATACATCGTGGACCGCAAGCAGAACTTAAATATCACTCACCTCTTCCCAGATGAACAGTTAGCTTCCCAGTTCTTCAACGAGAAGTGGCAACCCTTGGCCGAAGGCACCCACCCCCAACTATTACCTGATATGTATCCGACCATCACCCCTGTTCCATACATCAAGGTTGGGGATTTCTTGGGACACAATATGAACTGCAACATCAAGATTGGTGGGGCAGGTTCTCCTGCCGCTGGGCGTTCCGGCACCCAGCACGTTGTCATCCTTGATGAGTATGCCTTCTACCCCAATGTGAACTCCCTTGAACGTGGTGTTCTCGCCACCCAACCGAAGACTGGTATGGTGATGACCATCTACGTTTCTACCGCCAACGGTATGAACTGGTTCTACGACACGGTGAAACAGGCCGAGAAGTCTACCTCTAGGATGGAACACCTCTTTCTCCCCTGGCATCTCCTCAAGGAATATGAGATGGACATCAAACCTGGTTCCCGCTTCTATGACCTCGACCTCTATAAGCCGACCGAATATGATATGAAGCTGATGGACATCTTTGAGCAGGCAGGTTATCCTGTTGAGTCTTGGACTAGAAAATTAGAGTGGTATGACCACGTTCTCGAGGTGGAAGCCAAGGGGGACCAGGACTTTATGTTTCAGGAATATCCGTCTGAACCCCAGGAATCGTTCGAGGTTACCGGCCGCCCAGCCCTTCCTGCTAAGGTTATTAACTACTGGCTTACTAAGAACCAGGAAGAGAAGTTTACCTTTGTTGACCAGTATTCCCAGATAGACCCGAGAACAAAACGCCCCAAGATTGTCATCCAACCGACAAACAAATCCGCTGTTAGGATGTGGCAGCCTCCGATGCCAGGGCATAGATACATTCTAGGCTGTGACCCGTCAGAGGGAGATTACGCTGGTGACCGTTCAGCCTGGGTTATCTTGGATATGAACACAATGGAGGAAGTCTGCTTCTCCGCCGATTATCTCGAGGCCGAAGAGCTCGCCGATACCCTCGTGAATTATGCTCGGTATTATAACAATGCTCAGATAGTAGTCGAACGGAATATGGGCCAGGCGGTTATTGAGTTTCTTCTGGCTTCCAATTATCACCGCATCTATATTGACCCAGAGACCAGAGGCGTTAAGTATGGGGTCAGAACTACCCAGGCTACGAAGAATGAAGCCCTTCGCCGCCTACGTTTTCTCCTCAACAACGGACTTTATAAGCCCCACGATATGTTATTCCTCGAGGAAGCACAGCACTTCTCCTGGCGTCAGCTCCCTGGTGGCTCGTGGAGAGTAGAGGCCACAGGCACAGACGAGAACGGTCAGCCATATCACGACGATACAATTGCTGCTCGTTGGGTCCTCTGCCTTGCTTTGGATATGCGTCGCTTTAAGGGATATTATGATAAGCAGAACACGCAACGTATGATAAAATAAAATTAGGTACACGATACCAGTTTTAATTTAAGAAAAGGAACATTATGCCACGGATTAAGAAAACCGAGAAGTATAATTACCTGATTGACTACGTTAAGGAAGCTACGGAGGCCAGGTTCTCCCTCCGCAGGTTCTGTGAACGTGCAGTCCAAGCATACAAACAGATTCCTTCCAGGAATACCTACAAGGAAAATGCTGTTATGTTTAAGCAGGTGATTGCCAACTCCTCTGCAAACGCAGAAACAATCAGAGCCGCAGAAGCAATCTGCAATTCTATCCCCGACGCCACCAACGACACCGTATTTAATGCGGTGGAAACTTTTGTTTCAATGGCTATGGGTGGGGCTGACCAGTTTGAATACGAGCCAGCCGATAAATATATGGTGAAAGATTCTGAACTCGTGGACCGTCTCTCGGCCCTAGCCCAGTTCTTCCACGACGATAATAAGGTCAATTCCCTTATGGGCCAGGTCACTCGTAATATGGTTCTTCAGGGGCAAGGGGTTCTTTACCTCAATCCAATCAAAGACGGAAGATTCAAAGTCTCTTTAATTGATGCCTGGAATACTCTCGAGGACCCACGAGCCCTCAAGACCAACTGCAAAAGATATGAGGGGTATACTGAGATTACCCACTGGGGCACACTCAAAGACTACCTCAAGAAGCAGAATGATTGCTATATCCTTACCACGATGAACGATGTGGACCAGTATATGATGGAACTTACTGGTGACTTCAATGAGTGGGAGGACGAGCTGAGAGAGGACCTAGATACTTTCAAGACCATTTACTCCACAGCAAAGTTCAATACTTCTAAATCTGTGGACGACAAAGGTGAGCCAACTTCTCCTGACAAGCCAGGTTATAAAGGTGATGACATCGAGGTAGCATACATCTGGGACACAATCTCTGACGTTTACGGCATCGTCGTCAACCGCAGGTTCTTGGTCTACGCCAAGGAGCACCCATTTCGCAAGACAATCAACATATCCAATCGGACCACCAAGGGCGATACAAAAGAGGTTCCTATCACCGTAGAAATTGACTCCCCAATGGTGACAATCCCATTCTTGAGATTGCCAAACGAGACCTATCCGACTTCCCCTCTGTTCTACTGTCTTGATGACTTCGACGACATCTGCTCTATGGAATCGGTGATGAACCACAACTTCTCAATTATGGCCCCAATCACTTTTCTTGGGACCTCCTACGATGCAGAGCAGGCAGCGATGCTATCTCAGATGGCTGGCCAGATTATTGAAGGCACAATGAACACCTTGCAGGTGATGAACAAGTCCCACGATATGTCTGCTGTCATCTCGGCCATTGAACGTCGGGAGCAGAGAATCAAGAGGATGCTTGGTGCAACTGACCAGTACGAACTCTCCCAGATGATAGGCAACCGTGCCACGGCCGCCGAAGTTTCCTCGATGTCCGGTATCATCTCTCAGCGTATGAACAACCCGTTAGCCAACATCGAAGACGGTGTATCCGAACTAATCCAAAAGATGTTTGCGATGTATATTATCTTCGGCGAGGAAGACGAGTTTACCTTCACCAACGACGGCTCAGTTTCCACTGTGTCCAAGAAGGATATGCTCGGCCGCTCAATCATTCGGGCCAAGCTCAAATCCCAGATTAAGATTCAGCAGCAAGAACAGTCTCGTAACGCTCTGATGGTTCTCCAAGCTATGATTGGCTTACCAGATGGAACAATCAACAAGGAGAATCTAATCGCTACACTTGTTCCTATTATCACCCAGGGCGTGGTGAACAGACGACAAGCTGAGTCATTTGTTGACCAGGCTGCCCTCACTCCTGAACTCGTGCAGCAACTACAACAGTTAGTCCAGCAGAACTCTCCTGAACCACCTATCGTGGACCAGGCTATGACAGACCAACTCGCCCCACAAGATGTAGACCAGATGATGACAGCCTCTCAGAGTGCCATCGGCCCGACAGGACAAGCCAACGTTCCTATGGACCCAACAATGTCGGGCTACGATATGGCTCGACAAAACGCCCCGATGGTAGACACCGGAGTTGATAACTATACTGCCGGACTCGAAGCTAACACCGCCAATCCGATGGGAGGCTTGATTTAATGGAACTAAAACCTATCGACAGAAAAGAAATTCAAAAAGCCTTAGTTCAAAAATTCGGCGGGGTGGAAACGGCCCGTTATTACCTCGCCGACGCTCTCTCTGACCTCCAATCTATGGAGGTCGGGATAGCCGAGAATAACCCAATGCTCGCAGCCAAACACTGCGAATCAATCAAAGAGAATCTGGCAAATCTCAAGATGCTCCTCGACAACAAGGACTATAAACCTGCTATCGAAGGGGAAATTAAAAGATTGAATTGACTTTAAGTTTTTTATGTTATAATGAAAATGTAGAGTCATAACTCTACGCTAACCTTAATAGGAGAACAGAGATGGACCAAAACGCAAGTGCGAATGTCCAAGCGACTCAGCCGGACCCAACGCCAGCCCCGCAAGGTGACGTTGCGAATGGCACCAACCCTGCACCAGCGGCGGCTGATGCGGCGAAGGGAGCAACGCAGACGACGGACCCAGGAGCAGGAGGAACCGGCAATAGTTTCGACCCGGAAATCCAGAAGTTTCTGGATAACCAAAACATCAAAACAGACGACCTCGCAGCCGCTGTTACGGAACTAGCCAAACGCAATATGAAATTGCGTGGCAACTCGGAGCCTCAATCGGTTGCTGAAGTTCTGAACCAGAAACCTCAGACACAGCCTTCGGTTGCAGACCAGGTGAAAGAAGCAGCGGGTCAAGCCCCAGAGCAGAAACCCGAACAGAAACCAGAACCGCAGCAAACATCTACGCACCAACTGAGCGATATGGATATTGCCAATGTTTCGCTTTTCGTGAAGCAACAGTATCCTGACGTTACGACGGATGCAACTTTCTACAAGGATATGATTGCTGACGGATTCAAGCCAATCAGTTCTGATGGCCAAATCAACTTGAAAAGCGTGATGAGCTACGCTAAATACAAGCAGACGCTCCTCACGGCAGAGAAGACGATTAAGGCCAACGAACCTAAGGCCGGACAAATTCCCCAGCCCTCTACCCAGCCAGAAGTTGCTCAGGTGGACCGGGTGCAAACTATGGACGACGATGCTGCCGCTAACATTATTATGTGGCACAATCAGCAAATTCGTTATGGTCGCCCTGGACATCCACAGTATGAAGAAGCCGTAAAGTTCCTTCAAGACAAAACTCGCAACGGCAAATAAGCTCTGTTCTAGCGTAAGTCTCCCAAAGGTTAAACTGAAATTTTAATCTAATGGAGAATAATATGGCTGTTTGTGATTACACCAAAACGGTTGGAACACAACCTCTTAGTCCTGATGACCACATTCCTCTACTTCAAGTGAAGTATTCAAGTGCGATTCTCGAGGACAAATTTGCTACCTTCGCAGGTATCAACTGGTTTAACCCAGAAGTAAAACCAATGGAATTAGTCGGTGACCTCAAAGTGGGTCAGTCTTTGATTGTTCGCTACAAGAACCCTCAGAGCCCGTTTGATTTCGTAAACGTATCAGACGTAACCTATAAGCAGGACCAAACTTGTCCGCCACAGTTGGACCTCGAGTGTACACCTGGTTGTATCTCGACCGTCCCTTCCTGGCGTTCAAAGGAAATCCGCTTCGATAAACTTTATCGTGTCGGTGCTTCTTGGTGCGTCGAGACTGAACGTCTCACCTACGAAACCCTCGACGAGCGGTTCCGTGAAAGCGTTGAAGCTAACACACAGGTTCAAGGTATCTTTGCCTGGAACGCATTTATGTGCCAAGCTCTCACCGCTGCCCAAGCTACTCAGACCCTCATCCCAACCGATGCTGAGTGCTTCCCGACCCACTACTACTACGCTGGTTCTGCGGTCGCTAATGGCTACGAAGTATTGAGCCAGGTAATCGCCTATATGAAGACTGTCTTCGGCATGGCTGATTACGGTATCCTCGCTCACCGCTACTTCGAGAGCGATATGGTTGCCCCAGGTGCTGCTATCTACACTCAATTCGGTGCTGCTACCACGGCTAACGCTAACGCTGGTGCTACAACCACTAACGTTGCTCTAGTTCAAGGTGGCTGGAAACCAATGGGTGTTCTCGGTGGCAAACTATTCGGTGAAACCGTTTACATCGCCCCAGACAATATCTGGTTCTATAACCCAACCGTCAACACCACTACTGGTGCTATTACCCCAGGCAGCAAGGCTGGTTCCTTCAACCCGTTCTTGTCTGCTGATGGTACGAAGTATTACGTCGTGATTACTTCACGTCGTGCCTTCTACACCGGTGTGACTCCTTTGATGGACCCGACCCGCTTCCCAGCAACTTGTGACAACAAGTACGAGAGCTTGCAGGCTTCCTTCCTAGGCTTCAACGACCTCTTGTTCCCACGAGAAGTCTTCATTATTGCCTTCGATGTGGAGTGCCAGGCTACTGCCCAAGAAGAGAACGGCGATTAGTTAAGTCCCCACCCCGTAATGGGGTGGGGCTTCTAAACCTGCCTACTATCATCATAGCCGGCAGAGAGGAAGGGAAATAAATGAATTTTGACATTAACTTATCGTTTATACTATCAATAGTTACTCTGATTATTTCCATCACTTCCGCTTTTGTCGTTGTTAAAACTAAGGTAGCCAAGATGGAGGAGGAGATAAATGAATACAAACATTTAGTCGAAGCCACCAGAGACGAGCTGAACCATTACCGAGAGGACGAGAGAGTCCGAATTGCTATCTTAGAAAGCAACCAAGAGAACCACGCCAGGGAACTGGCCGAAGTCAAATCGGATATTAAAACCATTATGGGTAATGTCCAAGAGATTAAGGAAGCTGTATTAACGAAAGGAGTAAAATGACTTGCAACTGCAATCAACCCAAAACGGACGGGCCAAAAAGAAAAGGTGTTGTAAAATTCTGCGACATCTGTGACCCATGCAACGAGGCGAAATCTAATGTTCGTCTTTGTGCGTTTGTAGTCCCTACTCTCGAAGAAGGTAGGTATTACAGAAACAGTTTCATTTTCGTGGAAGAGGATGACTCTGTATATTATATTAGCGATGACCGGAGTGAAATCCCATTCGGCTCTCGCCCGAAGTTCATTGAGGACTTCGACCCCACCGACGCTGCTATCCACTACAAGAGCACAGTGGTTTATGACGTAAAAAATCACGCTGGGTATGTATATGACCCAGAAGGTAACATGGTGTCTATCGCTCTCACAGCCGCCCCATTCTCATCACTCACAGCAGGAGAAGGAATTCTGGTGACTGCTGATGGCGGGAACTATACTGTTGCCATTGACCCGACAACCGTCGCCTCAGCAGACGACTTGCGTGACGTGACCCTGCTCGTGACCAATCATACGACTCAGATAAACGACCTTGAGGAGGCCCAAGGCACAATGGCGGGCGACATTGAAACTATCGGGGGCGAAGTAGCCCATGTCAGTGACCTGGTTGACGATGCTAACGAGTTAGCCGTAGAAGCTAAGGAGAACGCTACTGCGGCCCAGCAAACAGCCAACGACGCTCTCTCGGCCGTAGCCACAAAGCAAGATTCTCTGACTGCCGGCGAAGGTATTACGATTCAGAATAACGTAATCAGTGCCACAGCAACTTCGTATTCTCGAGCCACCACAACCGAGAACGGTTTGATGAGCACCGAAGACCGCAAAGTGATGAAGAATAAAGGCGTCTATGTCCCTAGCCAAACTGTGGCCACCACGAACACAGACCTCACGCTGACCTTCTCCAAGAACACTAGCAACGAGGACGGTTCGACCTATACCGAAGGAATTCAAAACGTGGTCCTCCCGGCATCGACGACTACAACTGCTGGCGTGATGAGTGCGGCCGATAAGACTAAACTTGATAGCTTGACTCCTGGAGGTGGCGGTGGTGGGGCAGTAGAACTGACGTCAGCCGACTATGATTACCCAGATGCAAACCCTACTGGAGTAGCATTGTGGCGTTTGCCCGCTGGCATGTACTGGGCGAAACAAGGGGTTAAGGTGTTTACATCGACTTCGATTAACAGTACCTCCGAGCAGACATTCATTATTGCTAACTCGGATTACAATTATTATACCGACATCATAACTATTTACTCTGCAGGGGCACAGAACACCTATACAGCTTACAAAACCACAAAAGCTAGTGGTGCAACATCTAGCACATACACCGGCAGTTTCTTGCTAGAAAGTAGAATTGTCCAAACAACTGGCCAGTCTAATAGTGTTATAATGAGCCAAAAAGCAGTAACCGACGCTATATCGGCCCTAGAGGCTCGGATAGCAGCGTTGGAGGGTAACTAATAAAAGGAGAATAAAATGTTATATCTTACAGCATTAGGACTATTAGCGTTAATCCTCGGGGGGATAATTATCAAGAAGTCGACTAAGATTGTGGGGTGGGGAATTCTCCTGGCCCTCGTTGGTGCGGCAATGGTGGTCATCTGCGGGGGATGGGCGATTGCCGATGACCAGAGCAGGACAGCCAAATGTGCCAGCTTGGACGGACATTACGGAGGTGGGGCGTGCTATGTCCAAGGCGTAGAGAAAGACTTAAACAATGTAGAAGATTTCTTCAAGGATATTTAGGAAAGGAGCAAAATGAGAAATATAACTAGAAGCAACTACGACCCACACGTCGGCGACTACCATAACAAGATGGTCCACGACCCTGTGCGTGGCAAGTTCTGGTGGTTCGACTGCGACGGAATGTATTTTGATATGTCCAAGACCAACGTGACTGTGGTAGACGAATACGGCGATTCAGCAGAATACGCCGCCTCGCAACGCCTCGTAACCGCCACAAAGGAATTAGCC